TGACTTTGAGCATTGACCGCTTTCGTAACTGGAGCGCATCTGTGGCCGGTATTTACTTACCAAGTAGTTCTGAACGTGATTTTTTAATCCATATCCAACAGGCAATAGAAAATAATAAAGAATTTTTATAAAACTATTCTTATGGAAGAAGTTTGGAAGGATATTATAGGGTATGAAGAATATTACCAAGTATCCAATAAAGGCAATGTCAGGTCAAAAGACAGATGGTATGATGCTCCTTATCTAAAAAATAAACAAGTTATTTTCAGAAAAGGAGTTAGTATCAAACCAAGACCTAATAAGTATGGCTATTTAACAGTTTGTTTAAAAAAGAACAGTAAAGGGAAAACAATTCCTATTCACAAGCTTGTTGCAGCCGCCTTTATTGAAAATGTATTAAGAAAGACGTGTATAGACCATATAAATGGAAATAGAACGGATAATAGAGTTGAAAATCTAAGATGGGTAACAATAAAGGAAAATCAAAATAACCCGATTACTAAAAAGAGATTGAGTGAATGCAAAATAGGAGCAAAACATCATTTTTATGGAAAACATCTATCAAAAGAGCATTCTCAAAAAATAGGTAATGCCAATAAAAATGGTAAATGCTCTATACCTGTCGTACAGTTGGATTTAGACGGCAATTTTGTTAATGAATATCCCTCAACAAATGAAGCAGAAAGGCAGACTGGTATTCATCATGGTGGCATATGGCGTGCTGTAAAAAAGCATTCAACAGCTGGAGGATATAGATGGATATATAAACGAGATTATAAACCGTAAGATATGCTGCCAACGAACAGCAGATGCTAATTTTTGCACAACAAGAAATCGAACGTAATAAAGAGTTTATCTAAAATTTTGAGATTATGAAAAAAAGAAAATTTCCCCAAGATGTAGCAAGATTCTTTAATCCAGAGAAGTCAATTAATCCTAATTCAAGCGGCATTCATCAAAGAGAGAAGGCCTTACAAAGAAGTTTCATCCCTGTTTATAATGGTATGGGTACCGCTAAAAAGATTTATAATAGGTTCGGTGTAAAAAGTTATAGATAATTATGGACAAATTTTTAGGACAAGACATTCCTGAGCAGGAACGATGGCAGTTCCTTCAGGACAACGCCGATGCAGTGGAGAAAATCGGCTACACCCACAGATTCACCCCCGAAGAACTGGCTCAGAAGAAAGAAACATTGGCTGAGGTATCTATCACCATCAACGATGTTGAGTTGGAGAAGAAAGAGGCTATGGAAAGCTTCAAAGAACGATTGAAGCCTTTGAATGAAGAAAAGCAGGAACTTTTGGACCACATCAAAAGAGGTTCGGAGTTCGTCGAGAATGAAGAATGTGCAAAATTCCTATACCATAAAGAAAAGATGGTAGGATTCTACAACAAGTTAGGTGAACTGGTTTATAGCCGCCCAATCATGCCACAAGAAATGCAGAAGACAGTATTTAGTATTAACCGTAAAACTGGAACAGAATCATGAGTGAAAACAAAATCAATTTGGTAGTACCGAAAGAGTACAATGGTACCCCCATCGAAGTAGTATTGAGAGAAGGTAAAGCATCCGTAGCCCTTGACCCGAAAGAACCGGAGAGAGTAGTTATCAATGGAACGATAGAAGCACCCTTCAGATGGCTGGAAAAGCGTGTCGAACTGATTAATCAGAAATCGGCCAATATCATTGTGAACCGTGATAAGATGTGTCTGGCTTTGACTATTGATGAAACCAATTATTACCAGACAGTAATTAGTGGAGTTTTACAGGCTTCAAAGGAAATGCAGGAGTTCGGTATCAATGCGGAAAGGAAATGGGAACCTATCAAATTGTCCCAGTTCTTCAAGATGCACCGTGCCTTCTTCAAGGATAAGTCTGAGAACATGATGCTGGTTTCTACTTTGAAGAATTTCAAGGCGAAAGTAAACCAGGATATAGAACGTAGTAAAGAGGAAAACGGAAACAAGACGGATAACTATTCTCAAGTGGTTGATTCCAATCTGCCAAAATCGTTCAAACTGAATATCCCTCTTTTCAAAGGTTTTGCCTGTGAAGAAATCGAAGTTGAAATCTACGCCGATGTGGACGGACGGGAAGTTTCCCTTTCTTTGGTTTCTGCCGGTGCGAATGAGGCCATTGAAGAATACAAGAATAAGGTGATTGACAAACAGGTTGAAGCAATCAAAGGTGTTGCACCTGACATCGTAATCATTGAGGTGTAACAATGAGAAAGCAAATTTATTTAATTCTGTTTCTGGTAGTCGGAGTATCTATCGGAAACAGAATATTCAATCACCTCAACGCTTGGCTGGGCGTGGTAATAATATCAGCCACAGTGATTTATTTCGTTTATAAACTAATTAAAAATTTGAAGAATGAAAAGATTGATTAATCTAATGTTGGTCTGTATGACCTTAGTGGTATTTGCTTCATGCGAAAGAGTAGCCCCTAATTATGCCGGTGTTCTAATGGAGAACTATGGGAAGCAAGGAAAAGAGGATTTTAAGGTAGTGTCCGGTAAAGTTTCCACTTGGGAATGGGGCACTGAATTGTTTCAAGTTCCATTGTTTGACCAAAGAGGGGAATTTGCTGAACCTGTCACATTGAAGGCTGCTGATAACACTGAATTTAACGCACGTCCTACTTATTCTTATAAAGTTATCAAGAATAGAGCTATAGATGTTGTATTCGATAACAAACATATAGATAAAGCTGATACAGAATCAGGAAAAGACGGGTTTATGCAAAGCCTTGAAGATAATATACTTGAACCTCGTATTTATGATTTAATCAAAGAAGAAAGCCGTAAGCACAAGACAGACAGTTTAATGGCTGACGGTGGTTCTCTTCTTTTTGAAAAGCGGTTGGAGCAGATTGTGGATAAAGAATTTGAGAAAAGAGGGCTTCAATTGCTGACTTTTTCTGCACAGCTTGAATTTTCAAAGGCTGTGCGTGAGAAGATTGATAGTCGTAATGAGGTGAATACCAATATATCTGTATTAGACCAGCAGATTGCAGAGCAGAAGAAACGCAACGAATTGGAGCAATTAAAAACAGAACAGGCTATCATTCAATCACGTGGGTTGACTAAAGAAATACTCTATAAGCAATTCATAGATAAATGGGATGGCCGTACACCACTTTATGGAATTGCCCCTGAGTTTTTAAAAATAACGAAATAGCATGAATAAACGCCCGGAAAGACGGGCATTGGTATCGTGGCGGAATTGGTAGACGCTATGCTCAATGATTGGACGGTCAATCCATAGATGCAAAGAACTGACAACTCATGCAGGTTCGAATCCTGCCGGTACCACAAACTAAAATTATGAATAATATGAGAAAAGGAATTAATAATAAAGGAAAATATCCGTCTCCTTTAAGAATAAATGTAAAGGGAGACGGATGGGTTTTAAATTGTAGATTATCTACACAAAAATTTCTTACTAAAAAGTGAAATAAAACCACAATTAGGGCATACTGCCATCACTACTGGATATGAACCTAAAGATTCGAGCCCTACTGTATGTCTTGAATCAATGTCTAAAGAGACAAGGTGCATTTCTTCTGGACATACATCCTTATTACCTTCATATCCACAATTAGGACATCTGCCAACTTTCAAATTCTGTTGCAATTTTAATAATTGCTCGTTTGTAAATCTACCCATAATTGAAAAAATTAAAATTAGACAAAGACAAAGATAATAAATAACTGGGGCATATCCAATCTTTTATGATTAAGTTAAAATTAGACACATTACACTTCTTTTTGGGAAGGATATGCCCCTTCTTAAATTTATAATTTAATAATGCCATATTACATAAAAAGAAAAACAAAGAAGAAAGAAAAGCCTTTACCGTTATTTGACAAGGCAGGTATCAAGATTAAGAAGAAGCCGGATTTAGTGGCCAAACTCGACAAAGTTTTCAGCCGCTATATCCGGCTTCGTGATTGTATGCCGAACGGGTATTTCCGCTGTATATCATGCGGCCAGATAAAGCCATACGAACAGGCCGATTGCGGACACTTCCATTCGCGCCGCCACATGGCCACACGCTTTGACGAGGACAACGCCCACGCAGAATGCCGGGCGTGCAACCGATTCAGTGCCGACCATCTGATACAATATGAAAAGAACCTGAAAGCTAAAATCGGCCAGCTACGATTCGACAAGCTGGCATGGAGAGCAAGCCAGGCGAAGAAATGGACTGATTTTGAATTAATCGAACTCACCAAGTATTACAAGGCTTTGGGAGACAAACTGAGTAAGGAGAAAGGATTATGAGTTATGTTTTACGGGATTACCAGCAGAAGGCCAGTAATGCAGCAGTCAGCTTCTTTGCTAACAGGGCCAAGAAGAACAATGCCATCATGGTGCTGCCTACCGGAGCCGGCAAGAGTCTTGTGATTACCGACATCGCCAGCCGTCTTGAAGGGCACACGCTGGTATTTCAGCCAAGTAAAGAAATACTCGAACAGAACTATCTGAAGCTCTGTTCGTATGGTGTTCTGGACTGTTCCATCTACTCTGCCTCATTCGGGCGAAAGGAGATTTCAAGAATAACTTTCGCCACTATCGGAAGCGTAGTCAACCATCCGGAACTCTTCCAGCATTTTCAGAATATCATCATCGACGAGTGCCATCTGGTTAACCCGAAAGACGGAATGTACAAGAGATTTCTTTCGATGCTGAAATGTAAAGTTCTTGGATTGACGGCTACGCCCTACCGTCTTTCATCAAGCAGGGATTTCGGCAGCATGTTGAAGTTCATCACACGCACACGCCCGTGCGTGTTCTCTGAGGTAATCTATCAGGTTCAAATCTCTACTCTATTGGATATGGGGTATCTTTCGAAGCTGAACTATTATCCGATGAATCCTTTGGGATGGAACGAACTTAACCTGAAGGTGAACACTACCGGAGCCGACTACACGGACAAGTCTGTAGTAAAAGAGTATGAGCGTATCGACTTCTACGGGTTTCTGGTAAGTATCGTCCAAAGGCTTATGAATCCCAAGAGCGGTGTAAAACGAAAAGGTATATTGGTTTTCACTCGTTTTCTGAAGGAAGCAGAACGCCTTACCTGGTCCATTCCCGGAACTGCCATCGTTTCAGGAGAAACACCGAAGAAAGAACGTGAACATATCCTTGAAGCGTTCAAGGCTGGAGAGATACCGGTCGTTGCCAATGTAGGTGTACTTACTACCGGATTTGACTATCCTGAACTGGATACGATTGTCATGGCCCGTCCGACGATGTCTTTAGATCTATGGTACCAAATAGTCGGTCGTGCTATCCGTCCGCATCCTAACAAGGAGGCTGGCTGGATCGTTGACCTTTGCGGGAATTTGAAACGATTTGGCGAAGTCAAGGATTTACGCCTGGTGGATAGCGGAAACGGCAAATGGGCCGTGTACTCCAATAGCAGACAGTTGACTAACGTAAGATTCTGAAACTATGGAAGAAGGATTTTTGAGGCTAAGCCGCAGGTTTTTCTCGAATGAAATGTGGAAAGTAGCCCGTGAGTTTTCGGAATGCGAAGCGTGGCTTGACTTGATTCAGTCAGCACGATTTGATGCAACCGGCGAGGCGTACAGCGAACTCATCGGAGGTCGGGAAATCTCTTATTCAAGAGGTCAATATCCAGCATCCATATCGTTTCTGATGAAGCGTTGGAAATGGTCTGAGAAGAAGGTCAGATATTTCCTGTCCAAACTGAAGAAGAAGGGGATGATTACAACCTGTAACCAACAGGGCATGACTGTCATAACCTTATGCAATTACGATGACTACAATCCTATCAAGGACAATCCAAAGGACAAAGATAAGGGCATAGACAACAATAAAGAAATCAGCGATTTAAAGGTGTCTATGGGCGAACTAAGGGCAGAGCTAAGGGCAATGTCGCAAAAAATGGCCGAAAAAATTGAAGATTTGGGGCAAGGTAAGGGCAATAAGAAAAAGAAAGATAAAGAAACTGTTAATGATAATATTCCCCCCACACCCCCCAAGGGGGAGGGTATTAACTATAAAGCCCGTTCCCTTTTTGAAACCTATTACAGACAGTTGTTCGGAAGTGATTATTACTGGACGGCCAAGGATGCAGGAGCAATGTCCCAGCTGCTTCAAAAACTGAAGTTCCAACGGGAACAGAAGCAGATGGATGTCGCCGATGAATCAATCCTGTATGCACTTCAATATTTGCTTTTATCCATAAAAGAAGGTTGGATATTCGAGAATTTTAGCGTGACAAACATCAACTCAAAATTTAATGAGATAGTTTCTCAGGCCAAGAAAAAAGCTCTTTCAAAAACAGATGTAGGCATAGTTCTGAAGGATAATTCACCGGAAAAATACAAGAAAGGCTGGTAAACATGGAACAGATAAATTTTCAACAGACAATCGAACGGCTCAAAGATACGGGCTTCTCCCCTATTCCTAACATCGTACAGGTAACCGTTCCGGATGCCAAAAGAGTTCTCTGGGCCGGTATCAGGTACTTCACTGGAGAAAATGCCAGATGGCTTCCTGAGTACGAAGAAGTGGCAGGCTGGCTGGCCGGCAATGAAGGTCGCGGACTTCTGTGTTTCGGCAACTGCGGACGCGGAAAGACCCTTATTTGCGGAAAGATTCTCCCTTTGGTTCTTAACCATTACTGCCGCAAGGTGGTAAGCTGCTACGATGCACAGCAGATGAATGCAGATTTAGACGCTGTGAAGCAAAAACACATCATCTACGTTGACGATATAGGAACAGAGAATCTTAGCGTCAAATACGGCGAAAAAAGGCTTGCATTCGCTGAGCTGGCAGACGAAGCCGAGAAGAAAGGAAAGCTTCTTATCCTGACCACCAATCTCACGATAGACGAGCTGAGAGAGAAATATGGGGAAAGAACCATTGACCGGCTGAGGGCGATAACGAAAACCGTCCTCTTCAGCGGTGAAAGCCTGAGAAAATGATATGAAAATCACAATCAACTGGGTAACTCGTGACTGGAACCTGATCAGGAGGTTACGCGAGAAATACCGTCTTCCACAATACATGAACGTGAACGGACTCACAGAAGCAGAGGTTGACGAAGAGACATTAAGCAATCTCCGCAAGGGTGAGCCAAAGTATTTAATCATCAGAAAAGTAGAGAAATGACAAGACAAGAATCAGAAAGAAAGCTCAATGAACTGAGAAAGAAGTATATCGCTTTGATTTCATCCATGAACTTTGCCAAAGCACAGAAAATCAAGAACAAGATTGACTCCCTTGAAAGAGAACTGGAACCGCATTCCTTGGGAGAACTTCTTCAGGACTATACCCCGGAGTTCAAGGTAGAAATGCTTCGCAAGATGCACAAGCTGTTCATCTACTCCGATTTGCTTGAAGGTGCGGCACTGGAGTTCCAGTCTGAACTTGAATCAAACGGAATAGATGCTCAGGTAGTTTTTCAGGTAAAGCGCGTACTGAAAGAACTGAGAAGCATAGTACGAATACCGGATGAAGAGAAAAACGCTTCATTGTCTGACAACTTTGCCGGGATGTGTGATGAAGCCGGACTTGTAGTGAGTAACATAATCAACAAATATCTTTCAAAATGATAACGGAAAATGACCCGATGCTTCCACGTAAAGTGGATTTGGAGAAGAACCCTTCTGGAACTGAATTGAAAATTGCCCAGCATCGGGAACTGGAGAAACATGGAAAGTATGTAGCTATCCCAGGCGACAAGACACGGACGCGAATTTTCGTCCGCAACGGCGAGGATGCGGAAAAGAAGATAGCTGCATACCTGGAGAGAATCAACAACCGACCTCAAAGATGGAACTGATATGATAAAGTTATTTTATATAGACCTTTTCTGCGGTGCCGGGGGAACCAGTACCGGAGTAGAAAACGCACGCTACGCAGATGAACAATGCGCGAAAGTTGTCGCTTGTGTGAACCATGACGCAAACGCCATCGCCAGTCATGCTGCCAATCACCCGGATGCGCTCCACTTCACGGAGGACATCAGAACTTTGGAACTGTCTCCTTTGGTGGCCCATGTAGAACGAATGAAGAAGATTTATCCGGATGCGTATGTAGTTCTATGGGCTTCGCTGGAATGTACCAATTTCAGCAAGGCAAAAGGAGGACAGCCACGGAACGCTGATAGTCGTACTCTTGCTGAACACCTTTTCCGTTATATAGAATCAATTGATCCAGACTACATACAGATAGAGAACGTTGAGGAGTTCATGTCATGGGGCGATATGGATGAAAAAGGACACCCTATCAGTAAGGACAAAGGACGGTGCTACGAGAAATGGAAACGGAATGTGAAGCGATACGGCTATGACTTTGATTGGCGTATTCTGAACGCTGCTGATTATGGTGCCTATACTACCCGTAAGCGGTTCTTTGGTATCTTCGCCAAACGCGGCCTGCCTATCGTATTCCCAGAACCGACACACTGCAAGGATGGGAAAAACGATATGTTCGGACGATTGGAAAAGTGGAAGCCCGTCAAGGAAGTACTGGACTTTTCAGATGAAGGGGAAAGTATCTTTTGCCGGAAGAAGCCGCTGGCCGAGAAAACTCTTGAACGCATCTATGCCGGACTGATTAAGTTTGTAGCTGGAGGTAAGGAGGCTTTTATTGTAAAGTATAACTCTATGAGTCGGACGGGGAAATACCAGGCACCAAGCGTTGACGAACCATGCCCGGTTGTGGCAACACAAGGACGGTTGGCTTTAGCTAAGGTAAACTTTCTTTCCAAGCAATTCAGCGGCCATCCAGATAGCAAGAACATATCTGTGGAAGGACCTTCCGGAACTATCACTTGTAAAGACCACCACGCTTTCGTGTCTGCCTACTACGGAAACGGTCACAACCATTCGGTCGAGCTTCCAGCCCCTACGGTTACGACTAAAGACAGGTTGGCATTGGTAAATTCTGTTTTCATAGATAACCAGTATGGTACCGGGAAACCGACATCCATTAATCAACCAGTTGGTACAGTAACCACGGTGCCTAAGTTCAATATGGTAAGCTGCAAGCCGTGGATAATGAATACAGCTTTCTCGAATATTGGAAGCAGCATTGAGCAACCTTCTCAGACCATTACAGCCAACCGCAAATGGCATTACCTTATGAATCCTCAGTTTGCCAGCGCCGGAGGTTCTGTAAACAACCCATGTTTCACACTTATAGCCCGCATGGACAAAATGCCGCCTTATCTGGTAGAGGTTGAAGGAGGTATCGGCATACAGGTTACACCTGATGACAGTCCGATGACAATCAAGATTAAGGAGTTTATGGCTTTGTATGGCATCATTGACATAAAAATGCGTATGCTTCGGATAGCAGAACTCAAGAAAATAATGGGATTTCCTGAAGACTATGTACTGATTGGCCCCCAGTCAGACCAGAAGAAGTTCATCGGCAACGCCGTGGAGGTGAACATGGCTCGTGTGCTTTGTGAGGCTATCTGTAAGGAGATTATAAGAAAAAGAAAGGTTGCGTGATATGAGTGAACTGAAAGTGTATTATGGGTGGGCTAGAATAGGAAATGTCCGTAAGAAGCGTGCAATATCTGTCATGTTCGAGAATGAATGGCATGGTTGCAGGAGCGAACGAGGACAAAGAATACTGAAAGCAGCCCAGGAAACAGTAATAGAGCGATACCAGGATGCGGAAGAAGAGAAAGCTGCAAAGGATTGCACCCGGATATTTACCGAGTATAACCTGTTCTTTGATGAAAAGCCAATAAACGGCAGTCTTAACAAGATACTCCAAATGAACAGCGAAGCCGACAAGAACCATGTATCTAAAGAAATGCGTGATAAGATTGCTGAAGCCCTACGGAAAGCCTTTATGCAGTCGAATCGCAAATACAGAGAACCGGGTTGGCAACAACTTGAATTGAACTTTGAATGATATGGGAAAGCAAGAAAGTATGGATAACTGGTTCCAGATGGCTAAGGATTATGCCAAAGCAGAAAAGGAACTGAAAATCGAGAATTGGGTGCAAATCAGCATCTGCTACGGTCACGGCCATCAATCTGTCACCCTATACACCTACGACCTTCCTCGTGAAGTGTACGAAAGAAGGATGTGGGTAATCAGATGGAGGGTGGCCAGACTGCAATGCCAGTATCCGAGGAATGATGTGTACACTTCTTTTTACTACTACGACAAGCATTCAGGAGAGTCGCTTGAAGTGAGTTCTTGCCTATCTAAACTGATTTCTGCAAAAGCCAAGATAACAAAAGCAGAACGCAGGATGAATGAATACATAGAGTACAACCGTCAGAACAACATGTTCTTTGACGAGGAATCCGATGAGGAACTGGTTAAGTTCCGGGAGAAACTGGGACGCAAGAAACTCGAATGTGCCGAGTGTGAAAAGAGACTTGAGCAGCTTGTAGAAAAAAGGAGAAATAATTAATGAAAACGAAATTGTATTACCTGTTCCTGGCTGCTATTATATATGTTTAAATGTTAAAATATATTGATAATTTGCAAGAAAGAATGTAAAACTTTATTTTTGTTTAAAAGACTTTAATTGTATGTGTTATGGAACGGGGAAATAAAAAAGAATGGTGGTCTAAATATAAGACTCGTTACTTTGTTTGTATGGCAGTAATTACATGCCTATTGGCTTATATCCTGAAAGACAATTATGAATTTATTGCGAATGTCTTTTTAGGCGTAGCTTTATCTGTATTTGCTGGATTAATTCTGGGAGTTTATATTGATGTTCCTAATATGGTAAAAAACTATAAGGATACTATGCTTAATATTTTGACGAGCAATGAATATTTAAGGGAATTGGATACATCTAGATTGGCGCAACTTCGAGAATCTACAACATCAATTCTATATTCTGTCCCTAATAATTATGAACCAGGACTGATATTGTTAGATAAAGAAATCTGTTCTTTATTAACGCATCCTTATTATGATTGGTATAGACAAACAATTGTTTGTGAAAAAGCTGATGAAGATGGCAATGTTTTAAAGCATGTGGAAGTTGATTATGGAATTAAAAGTCCTAATAATGATTCAAATGTGGTTTTTAACGAAGATATAGGGGTAAGAATTTTTACTCATAAAGTCCAAGGTCGGAATCAAGATGAACTTGTAACAATAAAGCAATTGTCATATAAGGTTGATGGAGGAGAGTGGGTATACCTAAAGAAAGGAGATTTTGTGAATTTTGTTGAAAAATGTGATTACAAAAAGGATAATACATATCCTCTTTGTATAACCATATCTTCTAATAAAGATAGATTTGTACCAATAATAAAATCTTTTAAGCAATCTTTGGAGGTAAAAATATCTTATGATACAATTATTGCTGCCATGGATAAAACATTTTGTAAAAGATTGAGGCATCCTACAAAAAGTTTTATTTTGAATTATAGTGTAAAGGATACAACTCAAAAACTTCATGGTGAGTTATTAGGAACATTAGTTGATGTTAGTGACTTTTCAATTATAGGAAATGAAACTAATACTGTTTTCCTAGAATCTAGGAAGTGGATGCTTCCGAAAAATGGAGCTGTTATCATGATAATGTAATGTTATAATCAAAAATATTGAGAAAAAGTTTGTGTTCCGAGTACTTTTTATTATTTTTGCAATACTCAATATGGAACTAAAACATAAAGCTATGATGGAAAGTGAAGATTAAAAGTAAATCTTTAAAAGATTTGCTTTAGTTCCTTATATAGGTTAATAATATAAGGAATAATTTGAGAATTTTAGTATTTGATAAAAGAGAGGCTGTCGCAAATAATTTTGAGATGGCCTTTTTTGTGTCCCAACAACTTTGCTCTTGAGTTTTACTTATTTAATGTAGAATTCCACTGACAGCCCTTGTCAGTGCTTTTTGAATCCCCGGTAACTGCTTTGTGGCGGTTATCGGGGATTTTTATTTGAATATGGATACCAATAATGCTGCGATGGCAATAAAAGTATTGACTATAAGAAGCCATTTTTCAAGGTTGGATTCTTTACGTTGCTCTTCACGATATTCTTGTTGAGCAAGTATTTCCTTCTGATGCAACTCACGATATTTCTGTTGAGCGAGGATTTCTGACTTCTGAATTTGAAGAAAGTTGTATTGCTCTTCCATGAGAGTACGTCTTTTCTTCTCATCCAGATCTTTCATGTAATCAGAATTTCCTGAGAATCCCGAACCTATTTCAAAACCAAAATCATTCTTATAAGAATCAAATTCATTCATATAGATATAATCAAATTTTATTACGGGCATACAATATGTGTGCCAGAGAAATGATGTCAAAATGTCATAAATATAGAAAATTATGAACTTAAACAAATTGAGAGATAAGGCCTACCAGTGCGCAGTAGCCCATGGTTGGCACGAAGAAAACCTGAGTGACGAACATTTCCTCTGTCTGGTCATATCCGAACTGATGGAAGCGGTGGAAGCTGACCGGAAAGGGAAACATGCTGATACCAAAAAGTTCAATCAGGAATTGGATTACTATATGCATGAGATGAAGTTGTATGGAGAAAACTATGATGAAGCCTATCGTGATACGTTTGAATATTATCTTAAAGACAGCGTGGAGGATGAACTTGCTGATGCCTGTATTCGTCTGCTGGATTTGGCCGGATTGAGGAACGTGGATTTGGGTGAGGTCAATTCTGATGAATTGAAATGTTCAGAGGGCTTCCTCGATTGGACTTTCACGGAATCTGTTTTCTCGTTGGTATGTAACATAACAGATTCAGATTACATTGAAAACCATTCATTCGACAGTTTTCTTCGAATGGCTTTAATTGAAATATTGGTTTTCTGTGTACAAAAAGACATCGACATCTTCTGGCACATCAAGCAGAAGATGAAATACAATGAACTACGTCCGTATAAGCACGGAGATAAAAGCTACTGACCATGAAACACGTATTCTACACCTTAATCATCATACAAGCCCTGTACGAGCTTGTGAAGCTGTTTAGATGTAAATCCCTGTACCGACATGTGAAAGTCTTTCAGAGGCTCGATAAGACATCAAAAAGATGGTATCTGATGGCGCATCCGTGGCTTCATGTTGCATTATTCATGGATACCATCGGACTTTTATTGCTGGTGATGGGATTGTTTTCAAGCCAGTGGGTGTGTTTCCTTGTTGTCCTGGTCATGAGTTTCAGTCAAATCCAAAAGCTGGGAGCATGGGCGGTGTTCCTGGACAGTCTGGTAACGGTTATCATTTACGCTTTCGCCATCCTGAATGCATATCACTTGGCATAAAATAAAAAAGGGAGCCAGCCCACACGATTAGAAGCCAACTCCCCCACACGATTATGATGCAAATATAAAAATTTCCAACTAAATAAATCGTTCTATGACAAAAGAATTTTCATCAATCGTGGAGTTGAAATCAATACGTGAACAGAAATCAAGATTATCTGAACGTGAACAGGAGTTATCCTCCCCTATCCTGACTGATTTTACTCTCATCCCAAAGATTTATGAGTGGTTCAGAGAGATACTTTCCGGGGCAGATTGTCCGCCCAATTCGGAAAGTGTTACCCAGCGAAAGAAGTTCCTCTTCATCGTGCTGTTCCTCTTTGCACCCAGCGTGCTTGCCGGTGGACGGTTGCCGAACGGTATCCGGGCAGAGATTTCCGGTGTGTTCCCGGATGTTTCCCCGTGTGTAATATCGAACAATATCGCCGATGTTTCCTTTATCTACCAACAGTATAAGGATTTCCGGCAGGATATAGAGTATCTTTACAATCAGATTGTAGAAAGGTTGAAGGTCAAAGGACTAATCAAGTAACCCCGTTCCGAAAGGCTCGGGGTATTTTTATGAAACATATTGCCAATTGTTTGTTCTTGGTTAAAGCAATCTTAGGCTAAAAATCACCATGTTGGTAACTTTGTCTTAAAGAGATAATAACAGCTATCCTCACGGCTGAAAAGTATAAACCCTGCCATCGGTAAGAAGTGAGGAGCTTGCCTTTGGTGGGGTAATTTTTTAATCTAAGATTCACTGAGACATGAAAACAAATCAAGAAATGGTAAGGCAAATGGGGAATTTAGAGGTTATTCAACGCACTGTTGACGGCTATTTCAATGCTACCAGGCTTGTAAAGTTATGGAACGAACGAAACTCCTCAAACAAAGAATTGAAGAAATACTTTGAAAATGAATCAACCAAGGAATTAATCGCTACCATCGTTGAAAAAGAAAATCTAAATGGGCAAAATTCTCCCTATTTAAGTTCACGCGGTAAATGCGGTGGAACCTGGGTTCATCCTGTATTGTTCATTGATTTGGCTATGTGGCTAAATGCGTCATTCAAATATGATGTAATCAAATTCGTTTCTGATCAAATGATTCGTTACCGGAATGATGCTGGGGACGCTTATAGGGAACTCTCTTCTGCCATTATGAAAATCGTTCCCAAAGACTTTATGCCTAAAGCCATGCAGAAGGTCGGTGAAGCCTTGAACTGGGTTATCTTCAACAGTCATGAAAAGATGCTACGTAATAAGCATGGTGAGGAACAAAAACAACGTGAATTGTGGCAGCTCGAAAAGAAGGTTGCTGATTTGGTCAATGAAGGTTTCTTGACCGACTATGAAAGCCTTATCGGGTATCTGAGAATTCAATACCAGAAAAGGAACTATCCAAAGGTCTTTGCTAATGCTGGATAAAATATTACATAAGTAGAAAAGCCGGAGCGTTATGCTTCCGGCTTTATTTGTGATTTTATATTAATATCGGATAAATATTCTTTGGATTCTTTTATAAACTTGTCTGTTAATTCTTTAATTTCATTCCCTTGCAACTTGGTGCATTCAGTAGCAAATGAGGTTAATTTCCGGCTGCGTGTAACATTGTCGTTAGGATTATTTAAATTTATATCTTGAATCTCAAACAATAACATTCTTTGTTTGAAAATAATTTCTGACATCTTAGATAACAGCATATGTAAATTTTCAATGTATGAGTTATCATCTATGTATAATATTAATTTATGATAAGCCAAGGTAACCGCTAAATCATTATCTTTTTCTTTTTGAATTAATTCATTAATTATGTGATTATTATCTGCGTTGTTTCTCCAGCTTCCCATAAACGTCTCATTCCAATTCATATATTTACTCCAAAAATCAACTATAGCTTCATTTCTTTGCTGTATAAATAGAGTTTGAGCCTGAGACTGTACATTCAAAACTGACTTTAAAATCTCAATTTCTTTCATAAATTGGGTTTCTACTGATTTTATTTTTCTTGTAAAACCACTTATCGTCTTTTTTTCTATTTTTTTCTTTATTAGTTCTGCAAAAAAAACAATAATAAGTTGTATTCCAATAAACAAAGAAACAATTATCCAAATTGGATATTGTGATTAAATTAATGATTTACTTATTTTTTGTTCCATAATCAATCTTCATTTTCATCAAATACAAATGCCCCTTTTTTATATTCATTGCTCATATCTCTATTTTTATCTTGAGATGCCAAGTAACTATCTTCGAATTTAGAAGCATATAATTCTTTCTCTCTATCTGTTGCCAATAATTCAACTCGAAGATTATTGAATATTGCATATTTTTCAATTAGAGGTTTAAACTTTTCTCTGCCATTACTTGATAGGCAATTGTAAAATAACATAATAAGTTCATATTGTGATAGACTAGCTCTCATAAGGCATGCATAATCATATTTTTTATTTTTGTCATTTGTAAAAATTGGAGCTTCGTCAATAAATTTAAATACTCGATATAGGTGTCGAAAATAATGGTCTAAGATTCCAATATCTTTATCTTCTTCATATGAAATTATTCCTCTTTCTTTAATATCATCTTTGATTCCACACAAAGGAGTGTATTTTTCTTCATATAAAGCTTTGAATATTTGTCTGCCTGATATTTTTACTTTATTCAAAAAATTACTATTGGCATAAGCCAAGAATTGCAAGTTATTAGTTATATCTTCTTGGATTTGAATAAGCTGAAATAAGTTACTTTCAAATCGTTCTAATGCAATATCTTTTCTTTGCTGCTCATTAGCTTTAAATTGTACCCAGAAAGCAAGAAAAGTAAGTATAGCCGCTGCTATTGCAACAAATGGCCCCATAATGCCTCCTATGGTATCTCCTATTGGACCGGTATTGCTAAAATCAGAAATACAGAATGGAAACTTTGTTAATAATATGGGGAGAAAAAGGATAATCAAAAAAAAGATACAAATCCATTTAAGATACTTCTTAAAGTCGTTCGAAAACATATTAGTGTCCATCATTTTGAATCATCATTTGATTTTCTTATTAAGGTAATTGATAAAAGCACTACAAGACACAAGCATGAATAATGCTTCTTCTGCTTGAGGAGCATTGGTATCATCCATCAGTGCATGACGAATACCTGTAGTTTTGTCATTAGTGTATCCATAAAGACATTCAAAAGCTTTCCTTAAGACGGTAGGGACAAAGACTCCTTTTTCCTCCATCTTTTTAAAGTTAAGTACATTTTCCCCAGTTATATTTCGGGAGATGGCTTCTACTGCAGATATGGATTCCTTTATGGAATTTCTATAATCAGCCACTGGCCTTTTAGAATATAATTCCAGTGCATTATTTAAATGTATCTTAATATTATCCTTACTTGTACTTAATGTAGTTTCTATTTCTTTAATTTCTTCTTCTGATGTAATTTCTACAATCTCCTTGTTTACAATTCTATATGCAAAGTTCAGCCTTTTAAAATGATGATTCAATTCACCAACAAAAATATCGGCTGAAATAGAAATTTGTGAATCTTTTTCACTTTTAAAATATAGGTATTTAATACAAACTTCAATAAGATCTAGTTTTTCAAACCATTCATTTCGTTCACTTTTTATATATTTAGATATTATATCAGTATAAGTAGTCCACTCAGATTTACGCATATTTAGGAAATTTGTCCAAATATATTCATCTAAGTTGTGGTATATATAAAGACAATCAACGATATTTAGTGTTTCTTTTAAAATATCATAACAAGTTAAAATAGCGTTTTGTATCCCAGGGGTAATCTTTTCCCTAATAAATACATCTGATGGTTTTATATAACCATGTCTTTCTGAAAATAGTGCCATAGTTTATTCTCCTTTATCTATTTTAATATATTGAAATATATAATGCCATTATTTTAGCATCTTATTGAGAATTTCCACTTTTTCTTTAAACTCATCTATCAATTTCGCTTCATTAATATGAATTCCTTTTATATCTACAGAACAGGATTCACAAAACCTTTTATCTACTGGATTTTTATGGCCATGCTCACAAATAAACTTATCTTCTTCCTTCTTACTAAAAACACCAGATTTGACCTTTTCTATTTTGCCAGTATCCGGCAGATTACTATAAAAATCACATATTTTATTCATCAAATTTACTTCGTTAGCATCGTAATAATCTGATTTTATAGGTAAGAATTTTATACCCTCGTGTATGTTTTGACTACAAACCTTTAATATGGATGTTGCATCAAATAAATTGCATTTTTTTATTAATGATATAAGTAAATCTTTCCTATCCACCTCGATATATAATTCGTACAATAAAGGAACCATCAGTGATTTAGAATACGTTCCCAATACGTTTTCAATCATTTCTGCCTCTTTGATATATAAGCCTAATTTATTTCTAATATACAAATCCACAAGTTCCTTAATTATTTCTTTTTGCGGGTTCTCAATAAGAAACTGTACCCAATCTTCTTTTATTTGCTCTTTATTTTGAAGTTGCTTTTGGATAAAACGCTTTTTGATTTCCTTGTCCAAATCAGACTGACTAACAGTATTGGTTTTAATATTATTATCATAATCGAGGCTATACTCAATTTTACAAGCTGTACCGGATACAGATACCATAAACATTGATTTATCTTTTCCTGATATTTCATCGAAATCAACTTTGAATCCAATAATTGCATTTGCACCAATTCTAATAGCTTTATTTTTAAGATCCTTGGATGCCTCATTATAGATATATTCCAATTTTCTTCTATATGACTCTGATTTACCCCCAAAAAAATCAGAGAAAGAAGCTGCAAAATCAGAAAAAATATTTGTTCCAACTACTATATTACTGCAAATAACATCAATATATTGCCTAATGATTCCATTTTCAATTCTTTCTGTTGTTGAGATTATAAATCTGTCTTTCATATTATTATGATTTATGTTAAACTTTTCAATCCAATAACTGGCTCAAATTTCTCGAAATAATACCTATTATATCTTCTGCTTATAGATAGAACTTATATCGGAGAAATTAACGTATTTACTTTTTTAAAAGAATCGAATTTTTCCTTATCCAGAGTTCCACCTATTTTACTTAATCTTTCTTCAAAATAGCGGACTATATTTTTATATTTGTTTTCATAGAATTCATTCTTCATATCTTCTTGTGTTTCATATTCTTTCTGTGCTTTTTCATAGAGCTCAATAACACTGAGATAAAACGCTCTAAAATATCTGAGTCTCGCTTCTTCTATCTCTCCTTTCAAAGTCAAAATTTGAGCCTCCCTTATCAGCAAATCTTCAACCGTCTGTTTTTGAACAATACAGCTTTTGATCGCATTTACATTATTCGTCATAACCCAAACCTTGAAAAAAAGAATAATCTGTAGGATACTAAAAATCAGTATTATAATGGATAAAACATCTATCATAGAATTACATTTAAAAATTAGACTTCTGGATTTAACTTAATTTCCTTTCCACAATGAGGACAACGTATCACTCCCTCTTTAGGCTTATCAAAGAGGTCTGGTATTTCAACATCTAAAGCATCTGCAATTTCAGCGAGCCTATCCATATTAAATTTATTACGAGAGACAGCTTGTGAAAAGGAGACAGCTTGTATGCCTAATTTGTCAGCAAGTTGAGCTTGCGTTATTCCCCTCTCCTTACAAAGTTCTTTAATTCTTAATTCTGTATTTGCCATAAGATTATAGTTTTGAGTGTAAATATATACAATATAGTTTATATGCGAAATAAAATTTGAAAAATTATTTATTAATGCTATTGTATAGGTATACAAAAACAAATTTAGCATCAATACTATATAATCAATGTTAAATATAGCATATATAAATAATATACACTTTTTTTATTTAGCATATATACTATATATTTGCACCATCAAACAAGAAGTAATAACAAATTAACCACATACGAATATGAAGACGATAGAAAAGATGCTTGCAGATGCAATCTTAAAGAGTATTGACAGCAATGAAGGCACATTCTGTGTTGATGCAGAAGACAATGAGAATCTAATAGAAGTTGAAGGACACTACAAAGTAAAAGGATACATAGATGATAAGTTCTATCACAGCATGGATATATGGGTTACTACTGAAGCATCAGTAACCATAGACAAGGTTAGAGCTTATGACAAAAATGAGAACGAGGTAGAAGTTGAATGTGACATTAAGGCTATCGAAGAATACGTAGAAATTAACTTATAACATTGTAACAAAGATTATTAAATACGCACGATTATGAATACATATTGCAAATTTTGTCCAAACGTATTTCTTGCTAAATGCGATGCTAAGCATGAAAAAGGTGAAACCATCCTTGTAACCACCAAATACGGCAAAGAGAATGAAAGCATAGTGTTTAATCTGATATTTGAACGTGATGGCTTCTACTATTATTCGATAGTTCGCGCTGATGGCTTTAACGTTCAAGAATGGGCAAAGCGAAAGGCAGAACGCCGGCTGGATTGGGCTGCCACTGCAGAACGAAAGAGTGAAGAATACTTCAAAGCGTCAAATAAAGACAGCGATTTTCTCTCGTTGGGTGAACCTATTAAAATCGGCCATCATAGCGAAAGACGACACAGAAAAGCCATTGAAGATGCTTGGCATAATATGGGCAAAAGTGTAGAGTTTGACGAGAAAGCCAGAGAGCATGAAAGAATAGCTCAGTATTGGGCAAACAAGGCTGATACTATAAACCTTTCAATGCCTGAAAGCGTGGACTACTATGAACATAAGTTAGCAGCAGCTAAAGAGTACCATGAGGGGCTGAAATCCGGCAAATATCCGCGTGAGCACTCATACTCTTTGACTTATGCGAAAAAGGCCGTCAATGAAGCTCAAAAGAATTTCGACTTGGCAAAGAAACTTTGGCTATAAACCCGGTAGCCTTCGGGCTACCACTATTTAAGATGGTTATGAAAGAGAAAGAAATCCTGCAAGAAATAATCGAGTGGCTGGGTAATGATACTAGTTACCTGTCTACAAGAACAGACTATGCTAAAGGGTATAAATCCGGTATAGAATGTGCAAAAGAAATTGTTGAAAGCATCATCAATAAACACGAGCCTGATTTATTAGCAAACAATTAGCAAATTGTTTCGTATGCGTTGAATTGTTATTCAAAATTGTCTTCATAATGGGGTATCTTTGTATAGATACTATCGCGGGTTAGAGCAGTGGTCAGCTCGTCACTTTGACTTGGTGAAGGCCGGTGGTTCGAATCCATCACCCGCAACTAACATTTAACTTTACACGATTATGAAAGTATTGACATTACAGATTAACAAAGAATGTTTTCAAGACATTCTAAATGGCAAACAAGATGTAGAACACAGGTATGTATATCCCTCTAATGTATCACGATATGTTTATTTTAGACATGATGGCAAAGAATACAAACGACAAGAGGATATACCCGACGATGATAAAGAGATTGAAGTAATACCAATCAAATATGATGCCTTATACTTAATCAATGGCAGACGAAAAGATGCGCCACGTCTCACTGTGGAGGTGAAATCTGCCGAGTATGTTATTTTCGCTGATGAAGAAGGCAATGATCTTACAAAAATAGAAAACGGCGTAGAATACTTGATAAGTCAAGTATGGTATCATCTTGGCAAAGTAATAAGTACAGAGAACATTTAATCTAAATAGTCAAAAGCTGAGTCACAAGAGCAATTAACAGAGTTGCCGGGCCAAGACGAAATATGAATGGTGCCGGTTTAGGTGGAAGACTGGTAGCAAACCGTAGAAATACGGCAAGTGCTTCACAGTTAGGTAGTAGAGAACAAAGGCGATATGACTTAAATGTTGCCTTTAGTGGTGCAGGGGGTAAATGATGAACAAATATTTACTGTCTATGCAGATAATACAGAGTATCCGTGAAAAAACTGATACTGCTGTATTATATTATTCAGCCGGAGGTAAAGATAGTATAGCCTTATTGGACATGCTTGCTGGTATGTTTAATAAGGTTATATGCTATTATATGTACCTTATTCCCAACTTAGACCATGTCCAACCTTATATCAAATGGGCAGAAACAAAATACAATAACGTAGAAATTCGCCAAATAAAGCATTTTCAACGTGATTATTATGATGCCTGTGGATTCTTTCGTGAACCTAACATTTCAATCAAGCCAAGAAAAATTGGAGAAATAGAACAAGCTGTGAGAGAAGAAACAGGCATATCATACGCATTCAGCGGGATGAAAGGTGTAGATGGATACATGAAGCGGATGCGTTTAAAGAAATTCGCGAAGTCCAGTTATATAACAGACAAAGGTATGGTCTATCCTCTTGCATTATGGACGAACAAGGAAGTGCTTCAATATATTAGACTAAGAGGATTAATACAACCTTTTGTGTATGATCCAGGTGCTATAAGTCAAGGTTTTACCATTGATTTAAAAACAATGCTCATGATGCGAAACAAATATCCACATGATTTTAAACGTATTTTGGAAGAGTTCCCATACTCTGAAAAGCTAATTTTCGATTATGAATATAAACACAGAAAGTAGAGGTATTGAGTCAGAAAAAAATCGTTATCGGAATTAGAAAGTCAAAGAATGCGTATTCTGTATCGTGCAGCTCGTCAATATGGGCTAGGCACAAACAGACAGCATTCTGTACGTGATAGAGTCAATTCTGTTACAAGTAGATATAGAACAAATATGTTCAGATACTTTGGCTCAGACACGATTTCTCCTGCACAAGTAAAACAAGGAGTACCAAAAAGATTTTATGTAGGATTAAAAAACGCGCAAGGTAGTAAAGGATGATGACAAGAAATAAAATAACGCAACCGGAAAGTAGGGAGATACAACGAAGTATCATAAAATTTGCCAATTATAATCCCCGTAAAATTGCCCCAGAAGCTCGAAAGAACTTGAAAGCAAACTTAAAACGTATAGGATTATTGGGCGGTGTAGTTTGGAATGAAGTTACAGGTAATCTTGTATCAGGGCATCAGCGTATTTCGATTATGGATGAGGTGAATAAGTATAGCTCTGACACGAAAGAAAATGACTATCTAATTCGTGTTGAAGTAGTTCACATGGATGAAAAAACCGAGAAAGAACAAAATATCTTTATGAATAACAGAAATGTTCAAGGAGAGTTTGATTCCGATATGTTGAAAGAACTACTTGATGGCATTGATTATAATTATGCTGGGCTAAATGATTTTGACCTAAATATGTTAGGTGTCGGTGATATTGATTTTGCTGTAAATGATGAAATTTGGAGTAAAGACAATATTCTAAACGATTCACTATACAGTATAGATGAAATAACCAAAGAAGGAGAAGAAAATAAAAACATTGATCGTTCCGGGGACTTTTATAGCGATTCAAAAGAAAATCAGATTGCACGCCACAATGAAGTACAAAAAATAAAAGACAGAATAGGACGTCAAAATAGTTTTGAGAAAGACAATGGTATGTTAAGTTATGTCGTTTTGTCTTTCAAAAGTCCTACAGAAAGAGCGAACTTCATGGAAATGTTCGGTTATGGATTTGATGAACGTTATATTGACGGAAAGGAGTTTATGGATAGGGTCGAATTTGGAATTGAGTAATCAAAATAAACAGATACGCGCGCATGGGAAAGAAGCCAGACATATCGAAATTCAGAGAGGTCCTTCATAAAACAGGTGGAAATCTCTCTAAAGTTGCTGCTGTATTCAATGTAACCCGAAAAACCGTGTATGATTGGGCCAGAGCAGACAGCCAGTTCAAAGATGCTATCACCGACGAAAGAGGTTCTCTGGTAGATGAATGCCTTGTATCTGCACGTGTACTTGCGCTTGGTATCCCTGAGAAAGATGAAAATGGAAACTTTATCGGATGGCGTGAACGTCCAGATGGGTATATGATTCGCTATTTACTTTCCACATTAGGAAGAAAAGAAGGTTTTGGAGACCGAGAAGACGAAGATGCAGATATTCCAAAGGATATTGACCACGGAATTTCTATTGACTCATGGATTAAAGACAAACTGAAATGATTGTACCCCAAGCGATATATCATCCGCTATATACCGATAGCGAGAAGTTTATCATTCTCATTACCGGTGGTCGTGGTTCGGGGAAGTCTTTCAACGCTTCTACCTTCATAGAGCGGCTGACGTTCGAGATGACTCCCACAGAGAAGATAGTCCACCAGATTCTTTATACCCGTTACACGATGGTATCTGCCGGGATGTCTATCATTCCAGAGATGATGGAAAAGATAGATTTGGATGGAACAACAAAGTATTTCAAGACCACTAAAACCGATATTGTAAACCGGATGACCGGCAGTCGTATCATGTTCCGGGGTATCAAGACTTCTTCCGGGAATCAGACGGCAAAGTTGAAATCAATTCAGGGTATCACCACCTTTGTTTGTGATGAAGCAGAGGAATGGACCAGTGAGGAAGAGTTTGACAAGATTATGCTCTCCATCCGTAAGAAGGGAATTCAGAACCGGATTATCATCATCATGAATCCATGTGACTCCAATCACTTCATCTACAAGAAATACATCGAGAATACTCATCGGCTGGTGGAGATTGACGGCGTCCAGGTACAGATTTCCACCCATCCGAATGTACTTCATATCCATACGACTTACTTCGACAATATCGAGAACCTTTCTCCTGAGTTCCTGAGAGAAGTCAAGGAAATGAAAGAGAAGAATCCGGAGAAGTACGCTCATGTGGTTATCGGTCGATGGGCAGACGTGGCCGAAGGTGCAGTGTTCAAGAAATGGGGTATCGTGGATGAGTTCCCCATGTGGTGCAAGAAGGTGGCTATTGGACAGGACTTTGGTTATACAAATGATCCATCGGCTTCTATTCGATGTGGCATCGTAGACAATGCGCTTTATCTGGATGAAGTGGATTATAGAACTGGATTACTTTCTGGGGATATTATAAAGACGCTACGCCCGTGGAATTTGAGAGTGATTGCCGACAGTGCGGACCCGCGACTCATTCAGGAGATTCATAACGGAGGGATTAAAATATACGCGGTAGAGAAAGGGCAAGGTTCTGTCAATGCCGGTATTGACAAGATGCAGGGAATGGAAATATTCATCACCAAGCGTTCTTATAACCTTCAACGGGAGTTCAGAAACTATGTATGGGCAAAGGATAAGGATGGAAACTACATCAACGAACCTGAAGACCATGATAATCATGGCATAGATGCTGCACGCTACTATGTGCTGGGAGAACTTCTCGGTAGAATTATGAAACCCAAAGACGTTTCAGGAATATTTGGACATTAAACTTTGAGATATGACTATAGAAGAAATTTTAGCTATGCCGGAAGTAGAGAGAAAAATCTACTATCTGAAAAAAGGACGAAAAACCGAGCAACCAAACGCTCACGCTCTTTACAACGACTGGAATCCGAACAAGCACGAGATAGTGATAGATGAAGAGAAATACCCGAAAATTAAAATCACTACCCAGCCTGAGAAACGGATTACAGACCCGAAAACCGGGAAAGAATATGTTGAGCCGGCGGTCAGGAAAGAAGTTGACCCAAACAGGATTGCTCTTCCTATCGAGCAGGACATCGTGAACATTCAGACTGCCTTCACCGTGGGAACAGAACCGGTCCTTGATTGCCAGCCGGATGAATCGGAGGAGAATCTTCTTTCGGCCTTGAAGCAGGTGTTCAAGAAAAACAAGTTGAAATACCAGAACAAGAAAGTAGTCCGGGCATGGCTGGCCGAGCAGGAAGTAGCCGAATACTGGTATGTGGTGAAGGATGACGGCTTCTGGGCAAAGCTCAAACGAAAGATTTCAGGAATCTTCGGCAAATCAAAACCTGAATACCGTCTGAAGAGTGCCATCTGGTCTCCGTTCCGTGGCGACAAGCTCTACCCTTTCTTCAATGACCAGGGGGATTTGGTGGCCCTATCCCGTGAATATAAGAAAAAAGACCTGAACGATGTAGAGATTACCTGTTTCATGACCATTACCAAGGATATGGTTTACCAGTGGGAGCTAACGAGCAGCTGGTCCGACAAAGGCTCATTTGCTCATGGATTCAAGAAGATGCCAGTGATTTATATGTACCGTCCGGAAGCATACTGTGAAAAGATAAAGAGCCTCCGTGTAAGACTGGAGAAACTTCTTTCAAACTATGCAGACTGTATCGACTACCACTTCTTCCCTATTCTCATGCTATTTGGTAACGTGGAGAACTTCTCCGGTGAGTTCAAAAACCGGGTGGTCGAGCTGACCGGCCAGGGAGCAAATGCCCAGTATCTTACCTGGTCACAGGTACCAGATACTGTCAAGTTCGAGGTGGAGACGCTGTTAAGTCAGATATACGGACTGACCAATACGCCCAGAATCTCTTTCGACTCCCTGAAGGGTACAGGAAACGCCGTTTCCGGTGTTACCTTCGATTATGTGTTCATGTCCACACACCTGAATGTGGAGAACCTGAATGAAACCGTCGGCGAGTTCATGCAACGACGGGTAAACTTTCTTGTCTCTGCGTTGGGTTCCGTGAATTCCACCCTAGAAGAAGCCTCCGAGACTATTGATGTGGATGTGCAGATGCAGCCATATAAACTGGAGGACATCAAAGACAAGATAGACACTGCTATCAAGGCTAAGGACGGCGAAATCTGGTCGCAGCAACGGGCTATCACCTTTGTGGGGAACGTGGATGCAGTTCTGGACGAGATTGAAGCCATCAAGGAAGAGCAGGCTGAGAAACAGAAGAACGACATTGAGAAACAGAAACAGCTTTCCTCTCTTAAAAGTTCCAGCAGCAAATCTGAAGAATAGAACAATTCAGTCAGAATATTTACGGGGATAATACAAAACAGAATGATATAAATCTAAAACATTGACTATTTGAATAGCGGTATCTTTCGAGGTATCGCTATTTTCTTTATCATAGTAAAAACATGAATACTCCTTTGTAATTATTCGTTATTTTACTATATTTGCATCGTAATTAAGTCTTAAACGCTATGAGCTACAAATCAGTTAAAGACGTTGTAACGCTGCTTACTGAAAATGGCTTTTGGTTCGTGAGGCAGAAAGGCAGTCACATGGTTTACACTGATGGTAGCCATGTAGTGATTGTCCCCGACCACGGCAAGAAAGGCGTTGAGAAAGGCACTTATTACAACATTCTGAGGCAAGCGGGGCTAAAATAGCCCCCGCCTCTTTTGTTTAACGATAAAAAGGAGGTCAGTATGAAAACCGTAGAAGTGATTGTAGAACATGCTGGAAATAATCTTAGTGCTTACATTGAAGGTGCTCCGGTGATAACGGTTGGCAACGATGTGAAGGAAATCGAGAAGAACATGAAGGAAGCTGTTGAACTATACCTGGAGTCATGCAAGGAGATGAACATCGCTCCAGTGGAAATTTTGCAGGGAGAGTTCACATTGAAGTTCAAGATAGATGCTGCCACTTTCATCAACTATTACAGCAGTATCTTTACTAAAGCTGCTTTGAGCCGGATAACTGGAATTAATGAGCGTCAGTTGTGGCATTATGCGGCTGGAGTACACAAACCCCGTAAACAGCAGTTGGAGAAGATTCAGAAAGGTATTAACGCGCTGACAGAGGAACTGGCAGCTATAAATTTGTTATGATTATTAATTAAATATAATGGAGGATAGTACAATGAAAGCAAAAGATGTAAATCCAAGTAATTTTAAGGTTGAGAATGTTGTATTTGAAAATGATGATTTTTCTATAGCGATAGGTATTTGGGAAAATGGGGAAAGAAGAATGGCAATGAGATGGAATGGCTATGGAGATGATCCCGGATACCCAAAATTATTTAAAAATCCAGTCTGGTTCATGGTTGATGACTCTTTAATTTTACCTTTCCTGAATGCTTTGAGGAACGTAAAAGATTCTGACAAAAAAGAAATAGAAGCAGCTATATTGAAATTTTAAAAGTATAATTGAATGATGTTCCAGCGTGATTACCCTAGTAGTCACGCTTTCTTTTTGTCTAAAAACGAACATTCCCCTAATTGTTTCGTATCGTTAGCCTTAAAATTTCCCCTTCCCTTTCTCTATAAGTAAATTTACCGTATGAAATTATTAATCAAACTCATACGGTATGACAATCTTTGAACAAATCTTGGCAGGACTGCAACAGAAATTCGCTGGGGTGGACACTGCCACACTCACCCGTATCGCCACAAAGAAGGCAGAGGGTGTAACGGACGAAACGAAGGTGACCTCCATCGTTGAGGGTATCTCATTTCAGGACGTGATGCAAAACTATGGTGATTTCCGTGCAGGACAGGCGCAGACTTCCGCTGTTTCAAACTACGAGAAGAAGCATGGACTGAAAGACGGAAAACCAATCGAGAATCCGAAACCAGAACCACCGAAACCAAACGACCCTCCAAAGCCGCAGGAGACAGACATCGCAAAGATGATTGCCGATGGCATTGCCGCCGGTATCAAGCCGTTTGCCGACAAGCTGGCCAAAATGGAGGAAAATGAAGCGCAGGCGCAGCGCAATTCTCAGATTTCAGCAGTGGCGAAGAAGTACGGTATTCCCGAATTTATGCTGAAAGACCGCAACATTCCTGAGAACACGGACTTGGATACTTATTTCAAGGACATGAAGCAGGATATGTCTAACAACGGGTTTCAGTTCTCCAAAGCTCCTGAGACTGCCGAACAGAAGCAGGAGAAAGAAGCGAGTGAGTTCGCCAAAATGATTGAGGCGGACACAAAATCTATTGTCGAACAACAAAACAAGTAATTTATGTCAGCAGGATACAAGTATTACATGGAGCCTGAACCGTCCATCGAGGAACGCTATGATGTTTCTACCGGAGTAAGACGCAGAGGGCCTTACAAGCTGGATACGACCAACCTTGTTGCTGGTTCATTTCTTCCATCCTTCACTCCCATTGCCGCCGACTTAGTAAAGAAAACCGCTCAGGTGGCCATCCGTGTAGAAGTCTATGAAAAGTTTACCACCGGTTCCAATACCACTTTGAAGATCAAGAAAAACTCTTTGGCTTATGTGGGTATGCATCTGGGTAATGGTTCTCATGGAGCTACCATCAACAGTATTGACAAATCAGACAAAGCTTTCGATAAGTTGACACTGGCTGCCGACTTTGGCGAAACAGTGGAAGTTGGTACTGTACTCTATGAAGCTACAGCTGTAAGCGGTACTACTCCAAAGGTAGTTGCTAACTCAGCTTTGTACGGAAGAGTACAAGTAGAAGAAGGCGTTGTATTAGTTGCTCTTTTGATGCGAGCATTTGAAATTGAGCCTACCAAATTGGCTATGCCTTTCTCTGACATTGATAAGGCTAACATGCCGCATTTCCAGTTCAACGCTGCAGGCGTGCAATCCCCGGCTGGTGTTTCGTATGAACTGCCAGAAGCTTCTGATTCTGTGATGGGAGGTATTCAGTTGGGATTCTCTCAAAGCGGAAAGAAATATCCAGTAGCATTGGAAGGTGGAAAGGCGTATGTAGAAGTACCTTGGACGGACAATAACACTACCTATCAGGCAGCTAACTCAAGTACCTTGGGATTGGTAAAGCAGGGTGCAAAAGTTGATGATGCAGCAGGTGGTGATGAGAAAGATAAAATTAATGCTCTTCTAGCATCGTTGAGAGCAGCAGGTATAATTGCAAGCAAATAAAGAAAGGAGGACTAATATATGATGCTAACTATTCATACTCTGTTTAACGACCCCAACATCGTTAACGCCGTTATTCAGCGTGTCCTTCAGACTCGTAAGGATACAATCTACTGGCAGCAGTACCTCGATTTCCGTAGAACGACTACTCGTGTGTTCAAGGACTACATCGGACAAGTTACGGGCGTGATGGCCGGTTCTATCAACTCTCGTTATGGTGAGAAGCCTATCCGTGAACGCCGGAATATCGGCTCAGGATATGGTGAAATCGCTTATCTTGGCGATGCTTACCAGATTTCCATTGACCGCTTGTCTGAGCTTCAGGACTTGATTGACAAGTTCAATGCAGCTAAACCTGCCGACCAGGTAGCAGCCATGCAGGAAATCGTGAACTTCATCTATGATGATTACCGTCAGGTACTTTTGGCAGCCCACAAGCGCATGGATATTATTGTAGGTTCACTTCTGATGACCGGAGAAGCAACAGTCAAGAATAAGGATGACAATGCCGGAGGCGTTGACCTTCTCGACATTGAATTGCCGTTCAAGTTCATCAAGCCTGATACTGGTGCGAAGACGAACTTCATCACCTATTTGCAGCAGCAGATTAATGCTCTGAAAGCTGATTATGGAAACTTCCAGAAGATGATTATGTCCCGAGGAACTTTCGTGAAGAATATCATCGGGTCGGCTGAGTTTGGTGACAAGTTCAAGATGCAGCTTACAGGAAATGAAATGTACCTTTCAACCGGTTTGATTACATCTCAACTGGCTTCCCAAGTGTTCACTGGCATCGGGCTTCCGGCCATTGAAATCAAGGAAGATTACGTAAAAGACCAGACCGGAAAGAACGTGCAGATTTACGCCGACGACCGTATCACCTTGCTTCCGCAGGATAAGGTCGGTTATATGCGTTTCCACACTCCATACGAAGCAGTGGACGGCGTACCGGGACGTAACTACACCCAGGCAGACGGTGATATGCTTATTTCCGGTTACAAGGACAAGAACGGTCGTTATCTGGAATACACCGCAGAGTGGATTCCTCAGATTACGAACCCGAATCTGATTGTGAACTTTGATTTGTCAACCATGAACGCATGACAGTAAATGACTACATATCACAGAAGTTTCAGACCTTCGGCATCAACTTGTCGGAGGCTGACCTTTTGGAGATAAGTTTTTCTTCAGAAGTAAGCGGAGAGGATGAGATGGGCCCGTCAAACATCGGACTTGTTTCAGTGGCTATGGCGAAGTTCATCCCCTCTCTATTACTCCGTGCCACTTCCATCAGTGAGAACGGTTTCTCTATGTCATGGGATACAAAAGGCGTAAAGGAATACTATTCTTTCTTGTGCAAGAAGTATGGTCTTGAAGATACGTTAAGCGATAAACCTAAAGTCAGATTCCTATGATATTTGCTCCACATACATTACAGGTTAAGGTCTTTACTCCGATGGAAACAGACGAGTTTGGCCGACCTATCCCCGGAACCGGTGGTGAAAGCTGGCAGGACGTGTGTAAATGCCGTTGTGATGATAACTCGACCAAGGAGTTTACTTCGGAGAACGGTGAGGTGTTCCGACCGAATTATCACGTAGTCTGTGAGAAGAAAATCTCACTGAGTGCTGGTGATGAAGTCAGATGTATGGACGGTGAGAATGTCCGTGGAACTGGCAAAGTTTACATGGTGAAGAATACAAACTATTTTGGTTACTCAGAGATATGGATGTGAAGTTTGATTTTTCGGACGTGGATAGCTTTTTCGAACAAGGTTATGCCGAGGTGAAAGCCGTTGAGGAGAAGGTTGGTAAAGAGGCTGTCGATTACGCTGTAAAGAATGGCAACTATCAGAACCGGACTGGAACACTCCGTAAGTCAAATAAGTATTCAGTTGAGGATGACGGATTGGTGATTAGAAACGATGCTGAGTATGCCTCGCACGTCGAATCTAAAGGCTATGAAGTATCAACTGGTGCGGCTCTATACGCTGAGAAACGATTGAAGGAGGAAGTCAAATGATAGTAACTACCGACATCGCGAACATACTCTACCGTGATTGCCAGCCTTTCGGTATTCCCATCGTTCCTCACGGCAAGAAGCTGACGGGCGAATTGAAATCCGAAAGGATTGTCATTCATGCCAAGAAACAACAGCCAAGCAAATATTGGAAGAAATCTTTCGTAGAAGTGAACCTTTGTGTTCCCGACCTGAAAGACGGTGAAGCCAACACCATCCGTCTGAACGAGCTGGAGAAACAGGCGCAAGAATTGTTTGACGGAATAACCGGACGCTATGATGGTACCACCTATCATTATTCCATCGAGTCAATCGGAACTGAGGAGGACACATCCTTAAAGTGTCACTATGTGAATGTAAGAATTTTGTTTGAAGTTTTAAATGTGAAATAATATGGCAGAAT